GATAATTCTTATGGTTCAGATCATCATGCCATGGCTGGTAAAGGTCACTCTGAACAGAATCCAACTACTAAAGGTAAAATTGTACATCATAAAACAATGAATGATTACGTAAAACATCATGCCAAAGCTGATAGTAGAATAAAAAATGATTAAGTTTAAGACATTCATAGAAGATATGTCAGGCATGTCGGTTGGCTCTGGTCATAAAAGACCAGTAGACAAAGGCGCTGGTATGACTAAAAAAGGTGTCGATGCATATCGTAGACGCAATCCAGGAAGTAAACTGTCGACTGCTGTGACCACTAAACCTAGTAAACTAAAACCAGGAAGTAAAGCTGCAGGACGTAGAAAATCTTTTTGTGCCCGTTCAAGAAGTTGGACTGGTGAACGAGGCAAGGCAGCCCGTAGAAGATGGAATTGTTAAATGGTTAACAAGATCAGTGATGAAACACAAATTGCTATGCCCCTCAAGAATATTATTGGGCTTGTGGCAGGTGCCGCGATTGGCACATGGGCCTATTTTGGAATTGCAGAGCGTCTCACGTTCTTAGAACACAATGCCGACTTAATGATGATAGAGATTGAAGAGAATGATAATTGGATTGATGAGTGGTCACCACCTCCAACTGTCCAACAAACTATTGAGAAAACCCAACAACTCGAAACCGCTATTGCTTTATTAGAATTAAGAATTAAGCTTTTAGAAAAAGATAAATAGGCGCACATGATGCCCAAGCTAGAATTAACTCAGGAAATAGATCTGCATATGGAAAGAAGACTTGATAAGATCGAGGAAAAGATCGATCGCTTAGCAGACGCTATGGTGTCTATAGCACGTGCTGAGGAAAAATTAGCTCAAATGGAAACAAAACAGTCCGCTCATTATGATCGGATGAACCGTTTCTCACAGAAGTTGGATGATATAGAAGTACAAGTAAGAGATAATGCATCGACAGTGAACTTGATTAATAAACTGTTCTGGGTAGCCATTGTGGCTGTCTCTGGAGCAGTAGCAGCCCAAATTTGGATGTAAAAGGATAAACAAATGAAAACCCAAGATATAATCAACATGGGGCTTGCATGGAAACAAGTCACAGAAGCTCACGATGGTGATATGCCATCAAAAGCTCATATTATGAAAATGTGTAAAGACGGAGCAACGGAAGCAGAAATTTGTAAGATGCATCCAAATTGCGATCAAGATGAATTGAAAGCAATGATTAAAGATTGCAAAGGTTCAATGGATGAGCAAGTCTCTGAAAAAATGAGCTCTAAAGAGAAAATGGCCAAAGGTCTATACAACAGCTTTGTGATCCCAGAAGATGTGCCAATGGACGAACGTGATATGTTCATGGCTAAAGCAGCTGCTGCACATAAGGCTGGTAAGTCTCACTTTATGATGCCAGGCGGCAAGAAGCATCCTGTCACAATGCAGAAAGATACTGCCAAGGCAGTTAACTCTTCTACTAATGAAGGTATTGACGCAATGAAGAAAGCTGGTAATGCTAAAGCTGATGCTGAAGCAGACGAGCGTAAGAAAATGAAAAAAGAAGGCGATGCGCAGTCAGCAGACCGTAAACCTCAAATGTATATCGATCCCACATCTGGTAAGAAAAAAGTCAGAATGGTCCCTACCGATGATAAAATTGTTGATAAGGATGCAAACGAAGGTGTGGAAGAAAACAAAGCAGCTTCTTTAGCTAAGAAACTTGCTAAAGCCTCAGCTTCGTCTGAAAAAGGCAAAGCTGCTGTGACTCTTCCAAAGGCACCGTTTCCAATCCCAAAGAAAGAATCAGCAGAAGCAAATCAAGAGCTTGAGATGGTAACAGAATATTCTAAACCAAATTCTGTATCACGCATGCGTGAAGCTATGATGAAAATGTACCAAGAAGCTGCCGATCGCGCGGATCATTACAAAGGTGCATCCAAGCCAGATGGCATGAAAGACAATCTAAAAGGCAAAGGCGCTAAAGATATGGCTGATCAACCGACAGAGGTTGATGATACTGAAGAAAAAGGTCACGATGATGTGTCTAAAGCGGGTCGTGCTGGACCGACTGCAAAGGCTCGGCCGAACGATAATATGAAGGGCGATAAAGCTGTCGTCAACCCTGTAAAGAAATAACAAGGAGTATAATATGATACAACCCCCAGGTTGGGCAAAACATGCTGTTCCAAAAGCAAATGGTTGGCATGATCCCAGAACAAATGAGTTATTAAAATCTGTCCGTATTTCGGAAAGAGAGATTAACGAATACTTTGGCAACACTGCTCCCGAACCTCAGGTGTTAGTAGAGGTTCCCGTATCAGCACCAGCGCCTATGATTGACGAAAGTCCTATGGCTAGTGATGACCTAGATACTATGACTAAAATGGAGTTAGAAGCGTTGGGTAGGGAACATGGTATTGAGCTCGACAGACGTAAATCCAAGGCTGTTTTAATCACTGAACTAAGGAATCATATGCTAGGATAGAATTTTGTTTGATGAGTTAACTGAAGAGAACCTATTTCTTTTTGCAGCAAGACATTATTATAATCCCGTAATGGGAGACATTGAAGAATTTTATGAAGACATGAATAGGTTTAAATATATCAAGAGACTCGTCAACAAATATCTTGACACAGGTAATCTTTCTGATCGTTTAATCATAAATCATCTGATTACTGTTTATAATGTGTTTGGAATTGAACCTGCTAATAAGATACTAGAGTTGAAGCTTGACGCCCGCCATTGGCCAGTGATCAAGCCATTTTTAATATTCTTGCGATATATTGACAATGAAACGTATATTGATATATCCATGGATCGTGTAGTTATAGAAAAGTTAAGAACAATATGAGTTTACTAACCCGTGCATCAGATCTGGTTTACACATTCAGATTTCTCAGACTGCTTACAACGCCGTTTGAGAAAACGAATGCTTTTAAACTGGGTATAATTGATGATAAGGGTAAACGAATAAAAAGTGTTGCTTTAGATACAACTGAGAAGAAGTCGGCGTATACACCATTCAATAGAATTGTCTATAACATTAAGAAGCTGATTGCAAAAGTTCCTGGCGGAGGAACTAAGTTAGCAAGTTATGCTTCTGCTTTATATTTAATTAAAGAAGAATATGGATTGTCCAATAAGCAGATCCAACAAGTTCTGACAGAAAGTGGTCTTTCTTCTGATGCATTTTTAGAAGAAAGCTCAGAGTGGTTTGTCTTAGAAGACAACCAATTGGCACCTGGTGTTTATAAACTAAGCGATGATAAAGTTCTTAGCGAGACCTTTGATGATGTAGTTTATAAGAACGATAGAGTAAGAGTGTTAGATAATACATTCCCTGTCGGTGATATGTTTGGTATGAATATCTATGAGGCTGTCCACCAGCCAACAAACCGTAAAATTCATATAACCGTTGGAGAGCTAGTATGACCTTTGAAGAAATGTTAGAGCGAGCTAATACCCGAAAAAAGAAATTGCATGCCCAGCGGTTGATTGATATGCAGAAGTCTATGATGCAGACGACAGAGCTCAAGAAAACAACTGACGAGACTCAGAAAGAAGAGCTTGGTATGACTACTGCATCTGCAGGTATTCCAAAAGATACAAAGAACATGGGTCCTAAAGATATGTGGGACAAACGTCGACGTAAGGATAAGCCTCCTGTCTTAAAACGATTCAAAAAATACATGAGTTAGTTATGGTCCATAGAATTTATTTGGGTATTATATTATGTGGGGTGATAGGTGGAGCAGGTTGGTTCGCTTACAATTATTATGTTGACACTCAAACACGGATTGGTGTACTAACAGCCAACAACGCTAAATTAGAGACTGCTCAGAAACAAACCGAAGCAGCTTTTGATACGTACAGAGCTAATGTAGAAGCAGAGATAGAGAATTTTAAAGCTGAACTACTCAAGCAACAAGAACTTAACACTCAGCTTAACGACAACTTACAAGAAACTAGAGAAGCCAATAAAGCCATAGCCAAGCTACTGGCTGATACAGATATTATTAAAAATAGCCTTGCAGACCCAAAGGCTAGTGAGGATGCTATAAATGAACAGATTGACTTTATGTTCGGTGCTATTGGTTGTGCCACTGGTACTGACTGCGTGCGCGAGAACCCCTGAAAAAGAAATCGTTACTGTCCCCACAGTAGTTGAGGTTCCACAAATAGAAGCTCCGGTAATTCAGATCGTTCCTCGGCCTGAACCCGTAGAACTGAAGAATGCGGACATCGTTGTTGTTACAGAAGCTAATTTAGAAGAGACGATTGCTCGTATCAAAGAGATGCAGGGTGACTTTGTGTTGTATGCTATGACTGCTCAGAGCTTTGAGAGTCTTGCATTAAACTTTGAACAAGTAAAGAGATTTATTGAACAGCAGAATAGTGTTATTCTTTATTATGAGAAAGCTGTTAGCCCTACAGACCCCCGCTGAAGGCTTAGCCTTATTATACCCTGTTTTTAGATATAGACAACAAAAAATAAAAAAATATTTATTTCTAAAACACGTGGATTTCCCCGTTTACTAACTTTCGGAAATTCTATATAATACTACCAACAAAACTAAGAACTAAATGCTGCGTACAATACGGTACGTTGCCAATAACTATTTTTCCGAGGTGCTATATGCTAAAAATTATCCAAAACAATAAAGACTGGGATTGCAGAAATGTGATGTCACAAACCAAATTCTATGAAGGCTATTCCCGTTGGGATGAAGATAAGGAACGGTACGAGAATTGGGATGAGTCGGTCTCGCGTGTTATGGGTATGCATAGAGATTACTATGCGGAAAAAATGTCTCCTGAGCTTTCTTTATTGATTGATGAAGCTGAGTCCCAGTACAAACTTAAATACACTTTGGGCGCACAGAGGGCATTGCAGTTTGGCGGCGAGCAGCTACGTAAACACATGATGAGAATGTACAATTGCACATCTACGTATGCAGACAGACCAAGGTTCTTCTCAGAGCTGTTCTACGTGCTTCTATGCGGCGCTGGTGCGGGTTTCTCAGTTCAAAAGCACCATGTAGCTAAGCTACCTCAAGTTGCAGAAAGAAAGAAGCAAGCTAAAGGTTGGCAGGTTGCAGATAGCATTGAAGGTTGGGCAGATGCCCTTGGTGTATTACTTTCATCATACTTCACAACAGATCAACAGTTCCCTGAGTTTGGAGGACGTAAGGTATACTTCGACCTTAATGGTGTCCGTCCTAAGGGCTCAATGATTAGTGGTGGCTTCAAAGCACCAGGTCCAGAACCATTGCGTAGAGCTCTCGATAAAATTGAACACATCCTTCAAACAGTTGTTCTAAGCGGTAGAGAACGCCTAGAACCGATTGAAGTGTATGACATTGCTATGCATGCATCAGATGCTGTATTGGCTGGTGGTGTACGGAGAAGTGCAACCATTGCTCTATTCTCTAAAGATGATCAAGCTATGTTAACAGCTAAGACAGGTAACTGGTTTGTCGATAATCCTCAACGTGGCCGTTCCAACAACTCAGCTGTTATTGTCCGTGATGAGTGCACAAGGGAAGAGTTCAGCGAATGTATGAAATCTATTAAAGAGTTTGGCGAGCCAGGTTTTTACTTCGTTGAGTCAAAAGAACATACGACTAACCCATGTGTTGAAATTGGTATGTTCCCACAGATCGATGGTAAGTCTGGTTGGCAGGGATGTAACCTCACAGAGATCAATGGCGGTAAATGTACAAACAAAGAAGAGTTCTTTAAAGCATGTCGTGCAGGAGCTATCTTAGGTACACTACAAGCTGGTTACACAGACTTCAAATATCTGGGAGAGACATCTAAGAAGATTTTTGAGCGCGAGGCTTTGTTGGGTGTGTCTGTTACTGGTTGGATGAACAACCCAGATATTCTACTCGATGCGGATATTCAAAGAGAAGGAGCAGAAATTGTTAAAAGAGTTAACAAAGAAGTTGCTGAGCTTATTGGAATCAATGCTGCAGCTCGTACCACGTGCGTTAAGCCATCGGGCAATGCAAGTGTTCTATTAGAAACAGCAAGTGGTATTCACGCTGAGCATGCACCTCGTTACTTACGTCATATTCAGTTAAACAAGGATACAGAAGTTGCTCAGCTCATTGCACAAACTAACCCATATATGGTTGAAGAGTCGGTCTGGTCAGCAAACGGTACAGACTATTGTGTCGGCTTCCCAGTTATCTCGCCAGAGGGATCTCTCTATCGTGAAGACCTTTATGCTACGAATCTTTTAGAAAAAGTAAAGCTCGTGCAACAAAACTGGGTAGAAGCTGGTACTAACGAAGAGTTATGTGCAGACAAGACAGTCCGCCATAATGTTTCAAATACAGTAACGGTTATGCCACACCAGTGGAACCAAGTAGAGGATTACGTGTTTGAAAACCGTCATTCGTTCTCTGGTATTAGTTTTCTTGCGGGTTCTGGTGATAAGGATTATGCCCAAGCCCCAATGACAGAAGTGTTAACAGAGGATCAGATTGTTAAGAAGTATGGCAAAGCATCATTGTTCGCAGCTGGGCTTATTGTAGATACTCGTCAGTCAGGTTTCCGTGACCTTTGGGACGCAACAATGACAGCTACAATGGACGAATCGTTCCGCGGTGAGATCTCAGATCTGCGTGCAGAATGGCTTCGCCGTTTCAATAAGTTTGCAGACAATTACTTTATGAATGATCTGCATGAGACTGCCAATTGCCTCAAAGATGTATTCCTCCTACATAAGTGGACAAAGATCCAACAGAACATAACTCCTGTTGACTTCACATCTCAGTTAAGCGAGAAGAAGTTCACAGATATAGATACAATGGGAGCTATCGCGTGTCAAGGTGGAGCTTGTGAAATAACTTTTTAGGGGGTACCATGGAAGAAGAGAACGATTATTTCTTAGAATGTCCATATTGTGATGTAGAAGTAGAAGTATTTGTTCAGGATCAGGAATCTCCTTTGTTCTGTCCAATGTGTGGTGAGGAAGTAGAGTACACCGCATTTGATGGAGACGATGACGATGAAATTTGATGCAGACGTCCCAAACAAATTCTCCTGGGCCTTAGCAACCTGGTGCGCAAAGCTGTCTATGCACGCGTACCAGGATGAAGAGGGTTTCAAAAAAGTCATTGACAAGTCTTACTTAGAGATTACATTCTTTGATTTTGGTAGTACTCAAGCATACGCCCTCAACAGTAAGTTGAATTATATTCTGATCTTTAGAGGAACAGAGCCAACAGAATGGGCAGATATAAAAGCTGATCTAAAGTTTAAAAAAGTGAAATCCTTAGATGTAGATGGTAACTCAGAAGGCTATGTACATCGAGGGTTCAAAGGAGCTTTGGATCTTGTGTGGGATGATATTATCGCTCATATGGTTAAGTGCAAAGCAAGTAAGAAAAATGTTATCATAACGGGACACAGCCTTGGCGCTGCACTAGCTACTTTAGTCGCAGGAAGACTTAATAATCCAAATGTTCAACTGTACACATATGGATCACCAAGAGTGGGTACAGCAAAGTGGTGTAAGAATCAGAAATTTAAACACTATAGATTCAGAAACAATAATGATATAGTAACACGAGTTCCACCTCCTCTAATTGGATTCAAACATCATGGAGAATTAATGTACTTTGATTACCAGGAAATGTATGCAACTGGTTCTGGTAAGTGGTATATGTTTATGAACTGGCTTAATGGTATGTACAAAGGCTGGTTCTCATTGGCTGGTTGGGATTCATTTAGTGATCACAATTGTTCGGGGTACTACAAGTTGTGTAGAACAATGATGATTGATAATGACTGATAACGTATCGTTTCCGACAATAGTTAATCAATTGATGATGCAAGGTGTGAGCAGAAACATGCCTTTCAACACTCCCAATCCACAACAATCATTAAAAGGTGTGAGTAAGAACATGCCTTTTAATTATGAATCAAGCAAGCACACACAACAAGATTATAAATCTGAAGTTTATTACAATTATAATAGTAAAGGTGAAAGAGTGATAATTCAACAGGTGGGTCAAAAGGTTAATATAACTGTCCTATAAGTAGCGGCATGTGGATTTTAAATAATGAAGTATATGACACAACCCCTGAAGAATACCAAGGGTTTGTTTATATGATAACCGACCTTACCAATGATAAAAAATACATTGGTAAGAAGTTCTTCTGGAAACCCAAAACTCTTCCTGTTACAAAGACTCGCAAGAGACGTGTGAAGACACGCGTTGAGTCTGATTGGAAAAAGTATTATGGTTCTAGTAAAGAGGTTTTGCAGTTGGTTGAATCCAACGGTAAGGACAAGTACAAACGAGAGATACTGAGGCTATGTTTGACAAAAGGTGAATGTTCTTACTACGAAGCCAAGTATCAATTTGAGTATGATGTATTATTAAACGATGAATTCTACAATGAGTTAATCAGCTGCAGAATTCATAGCAGACATGTTAGGAAAAAGAAATGAGTATGAGTGCACAATTATGTAAGGCCGCTCGCATGCACGCGCAAGGTGAGTTGGAACGAGCAAAAACCAATATCATGGTTTATATGAAACAGAGTGTTGGTATTGGGGAACACAGCGATATCGTCGAAGCTATCCAAGAAGAGTTGGATAAGATGGCACAAGCTGAAGATCGTATTGAAATGATAGATAAATACTTCCATGATCCAAGTAACGGAAACCGCTAAAGAATATTTAAAAAAGGTTGGTAAACCTAATGTGTCTCTTGCTGTCAAAGGTGGGGGATGCGCTGGTTTCCAATATGAATGGGGTGTAACAGACGCTGAGCCCACAGTGGAAAACCTATGGCTCGATCCCATGGCTGAAATGTTTATCTTCGGATGCACAATTGATTATGTTGAAGAGTTAGGAGGATCCTTCTTAAAGGTAGTCAATCCTAATGCAACAGCAAGTTGTGGATGCGGAGAGAGCTTTGGCGTTTGATAAAAACAAATTAAAAAAAATATTTAGTATCGACAATTTGGTCGATGCTTCTGTAGATTTGTTTCTAGTCCTTTTTGATGTAATTACTTCACCCATCTTAATAGTAATGCGAATGGTACGTTGGACAGTCGGGACATATATACTCGATGGATTAAAAAATAGAATAAAACAACTCATTCATTGGCTCAAAGGCAAACCATTATGGTTGCAACTGATAGTTGTACCAATTGTTCTTATTATTCTAGCTTACGTTCTTGTATTCATATGGATAATCGGTCAAGCCTTTGGAGAATTTGTAACAGAGGAATTTGGAAATGGTTGATAATATAAAAGGACTTATTGTTCTTATAATGGCTGTGGGTCTCATGGGGCTTCTAGGGCTTATTGTAGTAGATGAATTTGCAACAGCGAATGAACATGGTGGCGATTTAGATGGAAACATAATAGAGCTTTTACAGATGAGCATAACAGGTATCATAGGCTTAGTCGCTGGATACGTAGGTGGTAAAGGAGCATGCAATTGTACGAGTACAGAGTAAAAATCTTACGTGTTGTCGATGGTGACACAGTGGATGTGGATATCGATTTAGGTTTTGGGATCTGGATGCATAAAGAACGTATTAGACTGTGGGGCATAGACACACCCGAATCGAGGACCAGTGATCCAGTAGAGAAGGTTTTTGGGAACTATGCCAAGCAATATGTGAAAGATCAAATGCCTATTGGTTCTATGCAAACAATGAGGACTCAGAAAGACAAGGCTGGGAAGTATGGCCGCATCCTTGGAGAGTTCATCATTGAAGGGAAACGACTACACGAAACTATGGTTGACAAACACATTGGGGTGTCGTATAATGGACAGAGTAAAGATGATGTAGAAGCGGCGCACTTAGCTAATCGGAAGCATTTGGAAGAAGATCCGGACTACATTTTGTTTACACACGAACAATAACATAAGTGGAATAAGTGAATGCCTCAAAGACCACCTTTTGCCGCTTACAACATTGGATACGATGCTGTAAGCTGGTTAGAACAAGAACTTGAACCAATAATGAGTAGTGTTCAAGAAGCTGAAGTGGGAGAGCCTGGCGATGAGCAACTAGCTAACAAAATGCGGAGAAGTAAAGTAGCTTGGTGTCACAATGATAATGTCCGGAACTTTTTAATCAGAAATTTTTCTACAGCTAATAGACACTTCTTCGGATATGATATCAGAGATGTGTATGATATACAATATTCAGAGTATGATGCAGAATATGAAGGCCACTATGATTGGCACGCTGACTGTTCCGCAGATGGCACAAATCATTGGTATGAACGAAAGTTAAGTATGTCTTTACAGCTTTCAGGCCCTGATGATTATGAAGGTGGTTTGCTAGAAATACAGAGTGTAAAACTAGAGGATCAGCACAGAGAAAAGGGAACGGTGATAGTATTCCCTAGCTCTAAACTACATAGAGTGACACCCGTGACAAGTGGAAAGCGTAAGGCTTTAGTGACTTGGATGGAAGGACCGACAATAGTATGATATTATTAGATTATAATGCGATTGCAATTTCAAATGTTGTAACCCAGAAGTTGGATGTTGATGAAAACTTAGTAAGACATATGATACTGAATAGTATTCGTATGTACAGATCTAGGTATAGGCAACAGTATGGTGAGATAGTTATCTGCACTGATGGCTTTAAGAACTGGCGGCGTGAAGCATTCCCTCCTTACAAGCACAAGCGTAAGGATGCTCGGAAAGAGTCTAAGATGGATTGGAACGAGTTGTTTCGCATTACCAATCTTGTTCTTGAAGAGATAAAAGAAAACATGCCTTACAAAGTAGTTGAGGTAGAAGAAGTAGAAGCAGATGATATCATCGGTGTGCTCTGTGAGGACTCTCAAGAGTTTGGACGTGGAGGCAATATCTTAATTGTTTCATCGGATAAAGACTTTGTTCAACTTCAGAAGTATAGTAATGTATCTCAGTATTCTCCTATGAAGAAAAAGATGATCAAAGAAGCACTGCCTCGGAAACAACTTATGGAGCTTATCCTAAAAGGCGACACGTCAGATGGCGTTCCTAATGTTCTTAGTGGAGATCAAGTGTTTGTGGAAGGTATTCGTCAGACACCGTTACGACAGAAAGTTATTGATCAACTAATAAACGATCCTAAATGTATGGGAGACGAGATATATCGTAACTATTTACGTAATAAAAAGTTAATAGATCTTTCTGAGACACCCCAGCCCCTCAAAGAAAAGATTATAAATAACTATGATAGCCAGAATCCTACCTCTGGTAAGAATGTACTAAAGTATTTAATGGAAAAGAGATGTAAATTGTTGATTGAAAGTGTTGGAGATTTTGTATAATGAATTTAGAAGTACATGAAGTTTTTGATGCAATATCAAAAGCAAAGAACAGGGAAGAAAAAATTCAAATCCTGAAGGATAATAACCATCATGCTGTCCGAGATATTATTAAGGGTGGTATGGATCCAAATGTGGAATGGTTGTTGCCGAAAGGTCGTCCTCCCTTCAAAGCCAATATTCCAGAAAGCGCTCCTTCATCACTGCTGAAGGAGAACCGCAAATTCACTTACTTTATTAAAGGAGGTGTTGGAAAAGACATCACCCCCGTAAAGCGTGAAAGCATCTTTATCGGAGTGTTGGAGTCCATCCACCCAGCAGACGCGGAGCTAGTTTTAAACATGGTCGCAAAAAAGATACCAGTAAAAGGTTTAACAAGGAAGATAGTACAGGAGGCATATCCAGGACTATTAAGTTAATGATGATTGCTTTACAAACTTTGTCTTAACCGTTTCGGCTCCCAGCCGATGCGGTTTTTTTAATTTAAAGGAGATTACATATGAGTTATAGTCAAATACAGAGACTAGAACAAGATTCAGAAGAGTTGGGTCACTATGTGGAGAAACTATTGAAACGAGGTAGACGCTCGATAGCGCAAAAGATAAAAGCAAAGAAGCAATTTTTAGATAATAAAATCGATATGGCAAAGGGGGAGCTAGCTGCATAATAAGTAGTTGACAGCATGCTATATAATGAGTATAATAAGATGTGATTTGGAGAGGGGCTGCATATGCCTACATACACTTTAATAAACAAAGAAACCCAGGAAGAGGGAACTACTGAAAATATTACTTGGGAGAAGCTGCAAGAGTTTTTGTCTGCTAATCCTAAGTATACTCAGAAGTTAACTACTCCTGGGTTTATTAGTGACAGCAAGTCAGTTCATAGGCGCGCTGGAACAGAGTGGCAAGATATGCTTAAGCATATGAAAAAGACTTCGGGAAAAGGTAATACAATTAAAGTATGAAAACCAAACGTCAGAAACTGCAACATAATTCATTATCTGTTAAATACAATGATCTACTTGAATATCCCCCGATCACAGCTAATCAGGAAAAAGCCTATGAGGCTTGGGACGAGGACTTCAATTTAGTACTAACAGGATCAGCTGGTACAGGTAAAACATTCATAGCGATGTATCTAGCACTCGAGCAAGTGTTGGATCCAGATACGCCATATGAGCAATTGGTAATTATTAGATCGATGGTCCCCACTCGTGAGATGGGATTCATGCCAGGAACTAAAGAAGAAAAAGAAGATGTGTTTACCGCTCCATATAAAGCTATTGCAAACGAACTGTTTGGAGAGCATGCATCTTGGAACAAATTACTCCACGGTAAGGAGAAGATTAGATTTGACTCCACATCATTTATACGAGGACAAACTCTAGATAATGCAATCATTCTTGTAGATGAAATGCAAAACCTCAACTTCCACGAATTAGATTCTGTTATAACTCGAGTGGGAAAAGATTCTCGGATCATATTCAGTGGTGACTATCTACAATCTGATTTTAAATATTCGGATGATAAAAATGGAATAATGAAATTCTTAGGTATTGTTGAGCAGCTAAAGTATTTTGAAATAATTAACTTTGGTTGGGAGGATATTGTTAGATCAGCCTTCGTTAGAGACTATATAATGACAAAGGAGATGCTTGGCTATGGCTGAGATACAAGAAAGATATCACAATTATATACTTAGGAAAATGAAAGAAGAAAGGAAAGACGATGGCGTTCAGTCTATCAAACAGATCACGGAATAAGTTAGACGGAGTACATCCGCAATTGGTTGCTGTTGTTGAAGCCGCAATTAAAAAGACCAAAGTTGACTTTGGAGTAACGTATGGGGTGAGATCGGTTGAAGAGCAAGAAAGATTAGTCGCAGCAGGTCGTTCCCAAACTATGAAAAGTAAACATCTCATTCAGAGTGATGGATACTCCCATGCGGTAGATGTTGTTGCATATGATGGTTCAGATGTCGTCTGGGAAATCAATGTGTATGATGATATCTGTGATGCATTCAAAGAAGCTGCTATAGAAATTGGTTTGCCAATTAAATGGGGAGCAGCTTGGTCTGAGGGTGATATTCGAACATACGAAGGCTCAGCAGAAGATGCAATGAATAGCTATATTGACCTCAGGCGTTCACAAGGCCGCAGGCCATTTATTGACGGACCTCACTTTGAAGTAATGTAAAGGAAAAGATAATGGCTAAGTTCTCTCGCTTTGACCCGAGAAACAAAAAGCGTGGATTGAAGAAGTCTCGTACATCTAGCGGGACTTCTTTAAAGAAGATCAAAGGGTTCCTCAGTAAAACCACTAAAAAAATTATGGTGACTGTTAATTAACCGTTGACCTCAAGTCCTTTTTGCTGTATAAAGATAGCATGAAAGGAATTAATATGAAATTCGATAAAAATGAAAAAGTAATTCTCACAGATGTAGATGGAGTTCTACTGAATTGGGAATGGGCCTTCAAAGGCTGGTTAGCTGAACACTATTGGTTCCGATATGGTAAAGAGCTAGTACAAGTTGATCCCGATAGTTATGATATGGGTATACGTTATGGTATAACTGATGAACAGTGTAAAGAATATGTTACGATGTTCAACAAATCAGCTGCGATTGGATTCTTGCCTCCTCAACGAGATGCAATGTATTATGTTGATTTGCTTCATCGCAAGCATGGTTATACATTTCAAGTTATAACTTCTCTTTCTAAGAATGAACACGCTTGTAATCTAAGAACTGAGAATCTTAAAAAGATGTTTGGCGAGACTACCTTCCGTGGTTTTACTTACCTAGATACTGCAGCTGATAAAGATGAAGCATTAGCAGAATACAAAGACTCGGGTTTACCCTGGGTGGAAGATAAGTTAGAGAATGCTATTGCTGGTGCATATGCAGGTTTAAACTGTTACTTAATCGAACATGGTCACAACATGCATTACGATGGTTCTGATATTATGATGGTAAAAAACTGGCAGGAGATATATGAACACCTCACCTAAGTCGTTAGCTACTCTTTTAGTCTTCAGATCTCAATGGGAAGAAATTGTACGTCGATACAATATTCCCAAGAAAGATGGAACCCTAGATAATCTTGTATGGTTTGTAACAGAAGGTTACAGATCCAATAAGAGACGAACAAGGTGCGCGCATGCTGTTAATCTTGCGCAAGCTATATTGGAGGGTTACGAAGATGGCATCTGCCAAGAAACTACAGCCAGACAGCACATGGGCTCATCTGGATAAAGATGGTGATGGTATTGTAAGTGATGAAGAGATTATGATGGAAGAGAGAATGATTCACCTGCAGGACATGCGTTCTGATATGGAAAATGAGGACAAAAAGCAGGATGCGCAAAGACGCATGGCCTGGTTTGCACTCGGCGGTATGTTGTTATACCCGTTTGCAGTTGTTCTTGCCGTTGCATTTGACTTAGGTCAAGCTGGATCTATTCTAGGAGACATGGCTGCAGTATACTTTGTATCTGTTGCTGCAATTGTCGCTGCGTTCTATGGTAAGGAAGCATACGCTGCTGCTAAGAAACCTGCTGCGGCAAAACCCAAAGCCCCAGTTGATATGAGATAACATGAAAGTTTGTTATGAAAAGAATAATTTACCAAGTTTATGTTGGCAATAGATCGAAGCTATATGATCATTGTGTAGCTTCGGTTGCCGACTATTGTAAAGAACACGATATTGAACATGTCGTCCAACGTCAGCCAATCTTACGAGTCAAGCCAGACGTCTTTGCCACCAACAGAAGCAAAGAATCATACGAGAAGCATGGTGGCTTCCTCCCAATCTTTGAAAAAGAAAATGCGTTCAAGTATTTGTGGACGCACGATCAAGTTGCGATTGTTGACGCTGACATCTGGATCAGACCAGGTAGCCCCAATATCTTTGACAAGGTGCCAATGGAATATGACTTTGGTGGTGTAGTAGAACGCGAGATGCCTTGCACTCCCCAATACTATCAAAAAATAACGAACTACTCTCGTATGCAATATTCTAATCTAAAACAAGTAGATTGGAAATGGAATGAGTATGGAGGAGAGTTCTTCAATATGGGCATGATGGTATTAAATAAATCCATGGCCTACTTCTTGAAAGGTACTCCAAGCGCTGCAGCATTCCTACAGCAAGCGAAGTACAAAGATTTCATTGATGGTATTGGTAACTGGAAATGGAGCACAGATCAAACCCTGTTGAACTATTGGGTGAAAGAGGAGAGAATGAGGACAAAGCATTTAACATTCCATTGGAATGGATTGTTCTCTGCTATCCCAGAAGAACGTATACGGCAAGCTAACTTTGTACACTTCTTCTTAAAAGACAAGCTCCCAGCACGGGGAGAAAACGTAAAACAACTAATGGAGATGGTTGAATGAAAAAGGATATTTTATTAGTAGCAGGTCTGTTTTTAGTTATTGCCCTTGGGGCAAAAGCTGCATTAGCAGAAAATATGACTATCGAAATGTTAAATAAACGCGACGATGGCGCTAAGATGGTTTACTCAGAAGACATCGCCCGCATTGATATCGGTGATACGATTACTTGGGTGCCAACTTCAAAGGGACATAACGTAGAATTCATTGCAGGTCCAGATGGTTGGAAAGCACCACGTAAGTCTAAGCTGAACAAAGAAGTTGAGATGACATTTGACACACCAGGCATTTATGTGTATCAGTGTTCACCACACAAAACAATGGGTATGATTGGTCTTGTAGTTGTGGGTGATGGAGACAACGATGTATCCAAAGCAAAAGTAAAAGGCAAGAGTAAAAAGAAGTTAAAAGGCTTGTTGGAAAATCTGTGAAACATCTAGCATTACGCTCAAGGAGCATTAGACCAAGGCAAGGCTTCCCAAACGGGAGGCCTTACACCACTCCTGGTCTTGGTGACCGCATTCAATCTATCCTATGTGCATATCAATATGGAAAGGCGCATAACACACCTGTGACACTTCACATAACCGATGATAAGTGGTCAGTTGCAAGGGGAGTGAAGTCAGACACAAAGAAACATTCTTGGCGGGAAATCATTGACTTGTTCCCTAAAGACAGTGTAGCGTTAATGCCACATGCTATTGAGGATTTACCAGAACCTGATTGGATTGATTATCTCAAACAAAAAGGGTATGATGCAACAAGTTGGTGGTATGAAGATACTCAGTTTATGCATGGTAATCTAGATGCTCCAACAGAAGTTGAAATGTCTCAGTACCTAAAGACACCCCCATTACTTGAAGCTCCTAATGTTGAATTGCCATTGAAACTTCCTAATAAGTATGTTACAGCACAATGGGACTCTACTGACGCTGGTCGTTCGTTCTCTCCACTGGTTATAGAAAATGTGCATAATCATTACAGATCAAAAGGATTTGAAATTGTGACAGTTGGTGGAGATGCAACATGCCCAGAACTAAAAGGACCTGGTGTTCTCAATTATGTGGGAAAAGTTATGGCAGGTTCGGGTGGCCACATAGGAGCTGATTCTGGCTTCTTCCATCTAGCTTGGTTGTATCATCCATTTAATCGGATCCACGTTTATTGTCGAGCGGGTGGTTCTCAATCTCAACATGTGTATAGAGGTATACAAAACGGTATAAGGAAACATAACTTATGATGGCAACACAAACAAATAATGATGCACCAAATATTATTGGCCAGATCCCAGCAAATACTGTTGGGGCTGAAATAGGTGTGTGGATGGGAAATACCTCAGAAAGAATGTTGGATCGCAATATCAAAGAATTGCACTTGGTGGATCCATATTCGGTTGAACCATATAAAGATAATTCTGAAATGCCGTTTGAACAATACATTGCTAAGTATCAGAAAATCACTGGTGAGTTTAGTGAGGGTGGTTTTACAAAATATTATGATCAAGTCCATGCAACTGTTAAAAAGAAATTTGAGCGCG